TCTGGTTCAGTCCAGCCATAATTGGGTGATGTTGCCACTAATTCTCCTAGTTATCGTAGTTGTACCATTGTACCGCAGCCCCGACCCCATTCCATTGAAGGGCAGCATTTACTTCTGACCATCTAGTAGGGGATAGGCTGTAGGCTGCATCGCTTGACTGGATTGTAAGTGATGCCTGAAGCCGAGTTATATTAAATGTCCAGCCTTCCACAAAGCCTTCATAAACTGTGTTCTTGATTGGTATTGGCAATCCAAGGATCTCGATTGGCAAACTCAAGTTAATCTGAATCAACTTATCTAAAAGCGCATTAGTAATGCGAGGATCATCAAGGTTTAAGACAAAGGCTGAAAGGCTTGTCCGAGGCAGGGAGCGTAAAGCGATCCATCTGCGAGCCTGGTCAGTCGCATCAGATTTTTTATGTAATTCTGTTTTGAAATTAGCGTCTCTGAACCCATATTCAAGAATTGAGTTAGGTTCAGATTCAGTCTGAGAACCAGTTTTATACTCAACGGTTACATAATTGGTGACATCAGTATCTGTCTTTTGAGATGAGATACCTTGCCACTTAACTAAATCCGTTGGAATTGAGGTATAACCATTGGCTAGGACTTCTGCGGTTCTGTGACCTTCATTGGCAAAGCCAACCCTGCCGTCAGTTGTTTCATAGATATAACCAAAGGCTTGAGTGGCGTAAGTGGCAGCTAATGTGTAGGCATCGGCAGAAGATGCAGCGCGAGCATCAAACTCATAAGTTGGAATATCAACAGACTCGATGGTTACTCCCGCTTCATTATAGATGCGAGTAATGCGATCAGAATCTGTCTCTAAAGGATAAGAAGTTGTGCCAACTGTAACTCTAGCCATTCGTGAAAACACTGACGTAGCGGTAATTGTTTGAATAGCAACTGTTGCAGAATCACCAGAGTTTTGAACCTTATTTGTAATCGCTGAAACCTTGCCAGTAAAGATTGTGCGAGTGGTATTAGTCGAATCCTGCATGGTAATTGTTACTGCCTGGTTTGGTTCAATCCCGTAGTCGGTATTGTTGGCATTGAGCAGCTGAATATTGGCATAGCCAGCGCGAGGCTGTTGCCAGATAGAAGTGCGACCATAACTAACTTGAACCGCAAACAGTGTACTTGAAGTGAAGTTAGTCCCGTCAATAGTGACTGTGGCGCTTGGTGTCCATGGCATCAGTACGCGTAACTCACTCCCAGATTAGTAAACGAGCCTGAGCGTGTTGCTTCAACGCCTAGCAAGTCTGCAATTTGTCGAGCCGTTGAGACTGGATCTATTGCGCCATTTATTGTTATTGAGACTGGAGACTGTGATCTGCCTTGAAGGTTGGATCTGTTTATTGGTGCAATAGCGCCTGGCATGTTGCTTCTGTTAGGCGCAATCGAACCATTGTTATCGTTTCCACCAAACACCCCGCCAAGAGCATCTTTGACTTTCTTAGCCAATTCAATAACTCGTTCAAAGCCTGAAATGAGATTTGCCACGAAACCTAGTACGGTTGAAAGAACACCGCCAAACGCTTTGATTGCGGTGCTGAGTGCGCCTGCAAAAAATGGTGCAACGATATCCTTTAGAAACTTGAACAAAGCCTCAAACTCATCTTCGTTGTCCATAACAACTTTTTTGATTTTATCAAATACATCTTTTAACGCTTCAAGAATAGGCGTGAAGAACTTTTTAGCGAAATCTGCAACGCCCTTGAATGCATTGCCAAGTCCTTCTTCGCCACCCATTGCTCCGATAAATGCTTCAACGGCCGGAACAACCATGTTCGTAATAAATCCAAGCAGCGGGGTGATTGCATCTAAAACAAATACGCCAACGGTTTCTTTTGTTTCATCAAATGCAACCTTTAAGCGATCCATTTTGCCTTGGAAAGTATTAGCTGCTTCTGAAGCTGCTCCTGAGAACTCTTTGCCTAACTCTCCGAAAATGTCGATGCCTTGCATTGCAATATCATTGGCTTTTTCTTGAGTCTCAGCAACTTTAGCCGATGCTTTAATGTATTCCTTAGATTTCGGACCGTATTCTTCTAGAGCAAAATTAGCCTCTAATTGTGCCTTCTCTAAAGCCTTTTGTACTTTATTATATTCACCTAGATTTGTGGCATTGTCACCAAGAGTAATACCAAGTTTTTTAAGTGCTCCAGTCTGCCCATCATTGGCTTTTGCTAATGCGTTAGCAGCTGTTTCGACTGAAATGTTTTTTGCAGCCGCAATGTCAAGTGCAAGATTTGTGAGTTTTTGAGCTTCCCCAATGTCTTTTGTGGATCGTGTCAGTCTTTCTAAAGCTGGGCGCAATTGATCATCTGCCACACCTGTGGCCAAAGATTGCTTCAAAATGTAATCCTCAGCGGCTTTGATGTTGGCCTCAGTTGCTCCGACTGTGTTTCTTAAAGCGTTGGCAAGTCGTACCTGTGCAGCTTCATCCTCAATAGCAGCTTTGACTCCATCAACCAAAAGTTTTCCAGCATAAGCAGCAGCTGCGACTCCAGCAGCAGCAAAAGCGACTTTAGCCTTACCAGCGAATCCATCAATTTGATTTCCAAAACCTTGCACATCCTCAGTGCCTTGATTAAGGCTTTTTTTAAGTTGATCGACATCAGCAAGGATCGAGAGTTTAAGCGTTCTATTGCCTGCCATTAGTCCCACTCCTTCAAAATGCGATTAAATGCTTGTTCCCATTGCTTAATCAATTCAGGTTGAATTGCACGCAAGGTCGGATAAATAAAATAACCTTCATTGCCTCTACCCTTGCTAGGCGTTCGGTTTGGAAACTGCTTGAAACGATTGGAGCCAAACTCCATACCGTAAAGCAGATCCAAAGTTGAACCGCCACCGCTAAACTTTTGTCGAGCAAAGCCGTATGAAAACTCACCAATTTTACTTGATTTCTTTACCGAAACTCCATCAGCAATACCTCTTGCGACCGTACCTGCAACCGTACGAGATGCAGCTGCTGTCTTAATCTTTTCAGAAGCATATTGAGCAAGTGCAGAAGATTCTTTTTTAGCAGCTTCAACCGCTTCATCATCCATTGCCTTGAATGCCTTGATGATTCCGCGCAACTGTTGTTTATCATAGGTGATTGGATCATCTGCCATTGCGCTCCTCCAGAATCTCTATTGCCGTCAGGATATCCTCAGCGGATGTCCACTCGCTCATTGGGATCTGAGTTGCTATTGCCAACTCAATTAGGAGTCGGCTGATACTTCCCCGTCCATGGCTTTTGGGTTATCGATGCCTACTTCAATATCAACAATAGATTCCATCCAGATATCAAGTGCCTTGACTGGCTTGCCAGCAGCTTCGCGCTTCATAGCGTTGTGTGCAACAAACAACAGATCATACATTCCTGAAAATTCAACAATGGACTTTTTGTTAGCCATTTCCCATTTTGCAAAATCAGGCGGATAGGCGATGTAAGTCGCCTGATCCCCTGACGCGTATGTAATTGTGATTTCTTTTTTCATCTTTGCTCCCGTTTGTTAGATTTTAACTGAATGTTTCGCTTGGTGTTCCAACGACTGTAAATGTCCATGTATCAGTCTGTGCTCCTGGTGCTGCACCGCCTGCTGATGGGAATACTGGCAATACGTTAAATGCAAAGACTGCACCTGATGCAGCTGTTAGTGAAACTGCTAAAGTTGTGTTTGGTGCTGTTTCACATGCTGTCCACATTGCTTCAAATAATGATCCTGTTGCGCCCCAGTCTGCAAGTAATTCGACTGTTAGCGTCCATTGATCGTCAACGTGCTTATATGCTTTACCGTCAAGTGTCTGATAAACATCAACGGTTGATGTTACTGCTAATTGGGCGCTAGTTGTTTGAGCATCGTAATTTACTGTTGCGATGGTCAAGATTAGGTCGCGACCCGTAATGACTGTTGTTGGCATTATTGGTTCTCCTTATGCTGTTTGGGTGTACCAAGTGGCAACCCTTATATCTGCGACCAGCAAGTTGCTAGCGCCTACTGTTGTTACTGTTGGTCGGTCAACCGCCTGAACTTCATATCCAGCCGGTATAACCGCCACAACACTTGTTATTAACTGCTCAATATTATCGAGTGATGCAGGGTTGCTGTTGTAAGCAACGCAGCAAGTAATCGTCATATTGATCTTGCATCGAAAGGTGCTCTTGCCTATGGTGTCAAACTCCAAGTATGGAGAGTCCGGTACGACAACAACAGCAGGAGCAGGAATTTGCTCTGGAACGTAACTAAATACGTTTGCAGCAACGCCTGATAGTGCTGTGGCAAGAGGAGTGCGAACTGCTGAGAGGATCGTGCTCGGCATTATTGAGCCATCGTCTCTACATCAATGTATGGACCCAGAAGTCCGACAACGCGGTTAAACAAGCTGCGCCCCATGCGGTAAGGGCTAGGAGCAAAATCCACGCCTTCAATTTGTCCTCCTGGTGCAGTACGAGATTGGAATACTTCAACTGA